CTGGTACTTTTTGAACATCTATATTCGGCACTTGTGCCTCTGGTGTTTTTACTGGTTGTGCCAATGTTGTTGCTCCACCTCCATATACTAAATTAGGGTTTAATCCGGCTTCTTTAAGCCTTTGCATTTGTTGTGATGGATGATTATAAGCATTTTGCCTGTTCCAGTCTTCTAATGCTCTTTTTCTGTTTTGTTTATTGGTAATTGTTGTCATGATTGGACTTAGTATACTACTTGCTAGTCCTGCTCCTAATGTAATTCCCATTGTTTTTTAATTTACTTTGTAAATATTGTTTTTTTAATTGACTTGTCCAAATTTTTTTTTGTTAAATACTTGGCCTTGTCGTACCTCCGCGTTCGCGCTTTTTAACCTTTATAATTTGTTAGTGTCAATTAGCACTAATATATCAAGGGTATTAGTGCTATCTCCGGTTTCCCGGAGCTGACGCGCTTCGCTTGTCTTAGTAAAAAAGCCCCAACCAATAAATTGGTTGAGGTTTTTTCCTTGTTTTTATTCGCTTTCGCTTGTTTCATCTGAAACTTTTTCTTTCCGCTTTTCAACTTTTGTCTTAATATGTTGAATTTCTTCTCTGAAATTTTGACTGAGTTCTTCTCTTTCTGCCAAATCCATATAACGCGGGTCTGGCATATATTCTTCTGATTCTGATTCATCATAATAAGGAGTTTTACCTTCTAAACTTTGACCAGTTGCAAATCTTTGGAGAATCTCTTTTATTGTAAGTGTTTGATCTGGAATTGTCAAACTTGGTTCGTTATTTTGTTCATATTGTTTTTCAAACAATTCTGAACTAAAAATATTTTTTACTTTCATACTACTTTATTTCTGCCTTGTTCGGCGGTTTTATACATTTTTTTAAATGCGTGAATGTGTCTATCTGCCATAATTGTTGAATAATTTTCTCCATGTTCTTCCATTTCTTTATCTAACATTTTTTCTGCTAATATTTTAATTGCAGAAGCTACTTGCATTTTTTCTATTTCATTATAAATTTTGTCTTTATAATATCTAGGCATTGCAATTTTTTTTCCATCTTTCATTGGAACATACATACGTTCCAATAAATTATTTTTATGCCAATGAATCATAGCTTTTGTTAAATAATTCGCACCTAATCCTTTTGACATTAATGAAAACTCTTTTTGTCTGTCATCATTTTTGTGTACCGGTATTTTTCCGGGCTTTGTCATATATTTAAGTGTATATCCGATGGAAGCATCAGTAACTTTACCAATATGTATATGACCGATAGCCTTATTATCCAAAGCCCAAGCACGGTTAACCATTTCGGGATTACCGTTGAATAATATAATGTGATAATGTGGTCGCATTTTTTGAAAACCATATTCGCCACATGCATAATATTTGAGCTTTTCATTTGATAATTTACGTAATCTTTTCATGAATTTTTGAACATCTTTTTTATTCAAATTCATATAGCCTTTTGTTGATATTGGTACATGGTCTGTGTCATAAGTTAGTGTAATGAACATAGCTGTTTTTGCTCTTTCACCTTCTTTGATTAATCTAAAACTCCATCCCGAGGTGCGCCTCCGCATACACGGAGGGCACTTCGAGCACGGAACTGGAATTTGTTCATGAGTAAATTTGTCTTTAACATAAAATGGCGTAATGCATTTTGTCGACATTTTTATATCATTGGTGTGCCATATTTTGGCATAGGTCTAACTGCTTTTACTTTATTAAGAACATGACAATATAAACTGTCTGTGTTCTCATCTGTGACGGCAAATATTCGTTTTGTATTTGCAGGTGCACATTCTACAAATGTTTGGTTCAATGCAGGTTCTGTACTAAATATCCTACCTAAATGCCAATAATCCAAAGTAGTTCTAAACTCTCCAGCTACTCTTGATGGCATATATTTATACTCTGAATATCTTGGTACATATCCAAATGTATTTTCTGCTGAAGCTGTATAAGCATAAATTTCTTGTTGCTTAACTTCTTGCTCACCAATATTCGCAAATGTTGGCCAAAAATAATCTAGTGTATCCAATTTTAAATATGTTCTTGGAATACCTTGCTGATAAGCTGTTTTTGGCATAACGGACATAATACCAATAATATATCCATGCTCTTCACAATAATAAGAACCTCCTTTGCCTGATGTTACTGAAATACCATGTCCTGCCATTGTTCCTTGGGGATTTGATGTTGGGGAACTTGGATCTCCTGCTTCAAAGCTACCTGTTGTATTCAAAACTTCCGAAATAACTACTGGAGTTTTTGTACCGGTAATATATTCTGGCCTTTGAAGTCTTGCATCTGAACTTTTTACTCCAAAATGAGTAAGAATTGATTCTACATATCGAGTACCTCCTCTAGCATTTTTTTCCAACCATTCTTGAAGTCTAAATGCCCTTCTAAGGTCATTAATTGTTGTTGGTTCTACATCTGCTTGTGTTTGTGGTACATAAAGTCCAGATGATAGTGGACTTGGAACTCCTGAAAGTACATCATATACTTGACCTGATGTTTCAGTAAGTATATTTGAATCTCCTCCATCTTGTGTTTTACCAGCAATTTTTGTCCATGGTAAATCTATTGTACCAAGTGGTATATCTACTGCAGTACCTTTCTGTGCAAATGGAAGTGAAGCTGTAAAATAATCATGTTCCCATGCTCTTTTACGCATAATTAACAACTCATTTGTTGTGTTGTCTCCATCTATTAATTTATAATCTACTGGTGCAACCAAATTTTGGTCTCTATAATATTCATTATAAATTGCTTGATATGCTGATACTGGTAATGCACTGATTTGCGTAGAACTACCTCCTGCTGGAATTGGAGGAATACCCATGTAATCAAGAAACCTTTTTTGTGATGATGTAAATGAATCATCATAATTAATATAAGGTGCTACTATACCCGAATTTGCATCTGTAATAAACTTTTCCCAATTTGACCATAATATCCTATTGGGTACAAAGAAATAATGCATTGATACATCCATCCTATGCATAACTGGTGCAGTCATAGGTGCAAACCTTACTAATGCTTCTGCTGACAAATTAAATTTGTCTCCAGGTACTGCTTCTAATGTCATAATGGGTACCAGATTACCCATATCACATGATAACTTTACATCGTGTGTGAGGTCGAAAACATTTTTTTTCGGCTTCATTAATTTTATACTATTAAACAGATTCGGCTTCATTTTGAAGATATTTTTTAAATGTTTCTACAATTTTGTTTGGCATTTGAATAACTACTTTTTCTGTAGTTTCGTGGTCTACTATTGTAATTTCCACATTTCCTTCGAAGTCATAGATATATACTTCGGTATTTTCGTTTTTTAAATCAAAGATCATAATCTAATTCCTCCACGACTTACATAATAAGTCCTTTTGGCTTTTGTACGACTTTTTCTTCCGTAACTCCTTTTCCGGGAGGAATAACCCCTTCGCATTTTTTTACGCATTGTTTTTGTTTTTAATTGTTAAAAGAAATCTATAACTGAAAGAAGTTGTTTAATCAAATCTGAAGTTTGTGTCTCTGATAATCCTTTTTCTTTAAATCCTTTCTTTATCTCATTTAATTGATTCTGAAGATCTTGTCCTTTTATTTGTCTTCCTTGCATTAAATTTTTTAATAATGCTGATTCTTGAAGAATTTTTCCAGTTTCTAATTTTTGTGATTCTGTTAATCCGAAATAATTCATTCTTTGTTGTACTGATTTAATATTTTGCAAAAGTTGTGCCTTTTGCGTTGGTATCATATCTGTACGAGCTTTTATATTACCTATTTCTGCTATTACTTTATCAACTTTGTTAGGAAACATAAGTTTCTCCATTTCATTCTGTGAAACGGCTATTTGTGTTTGTGTTCGTGTTTTAGCTAAATTAGCTTGTTGTACTTCTGGTAAAAATTCGTTTAATACTTGCTTAGAATTTATATCCAATTTTTTTAAATCTATACCAGTTAATGTGCTTAATGTATTTGCTTCTATATTCTTTTTTTGAGCATCTTGCAATTCCATTGCCTTTTGTATCCTTGAATACTCCAGTTGTTGGTTTTTTATACCTTGAAACGCTCCTATTGTTTCTGGTACTTTTTGAACATCTATATTCGGCACTTGTGCCTCTGGTGTTTTTACTGGTTGTGCCAATGTTGTTGCTCAAAAAGTACCAGAAA